GTAAGGTTTTCCGCTTCGTACGACAATGGTCTAGGGTTTGCGATAAAACTTAATGGTCTATGAGTGTCACTTTGTGATTCATGGTGTCATTGCCCTTCTGGGCTCTTTAACTTTCTTACTTTAACTAAAAGTCCCTAACGGGCGCGGACAACTTATTCCTGGAATGAGTAAATCGGAGCTTCGCAAGAAGCAGGAGGTGGAAGGTAGGAGCGTGGCTTTGAGACAAATGCGGAGGATGGGAAAACTGGTTGAAGGAAATTCAGGTGTGGACCTGGAGACGGTCCTTCAGGAGCCAGTGTTTACCACCGCAGAGTTGTCTTATGGCGGAGGTAGGGTGAAGAGGTTCCTGCGATTGATTGATAGCAATGCAGGGGTCGTGCAAGAAGCAGGATCATCAGTGAGGATGAGTCTTCTGCATGAGGTGAGGAAGGTGATTGATTCTGCAAAGGATCAGTCATTAGATAATTTCCCCAGGCGTGGTCCGGAAAGGTTGTTACGTAAGTTTAACCTGTTCCTGGCACCTGGTGCGAAATTGTTGTATGTGCCTGTGCGGAAAAACCAGGTTGCGTATGCTTACCGGTATGAAAGACAGCGAAAGCTTGTCGCTTCTGGTGAGAAAATTGCGGCTTTGTTTGGGGAGTGCTTCGGCTTGCATAATTTAAATAATGCGTTATCTTCATGTAGCGAAAGAGATGTATCGAAAATGTTAGATTTGAAATATTATTCTGTACGTAAACATGATGTGATATGTAAACACTTGGCGGCGAATGTAGCAAAGTGGATTAGAACGCATAGTAAGGTAGCGCTTGGGCATTTGCGGGCTATAATTGCGGAAGCAGATCGCAGACAGCAATTAGCTGCAGTACGTGCCCTAAGCGGTTGTACGAGCATTAAGGAGTCTCGTAGTTTGGACAAGGCGACTCTTAAGAACATCTCGCGGGACTACAGAGTCTATGCCCGTTTGGCAGAAGAGATGCATATGCTTAACGATGTGGTTAAGAGACGTATGGGGTGGGATTCTAGTAGGACGTTCGTTCCTGAATACACTCCTGAGGAGACCGTGAAGGTCTTCAAAACTCGTAATGCTATGGACAAGTTGGAGCCAGCTCTTCTTCGATATTACGAGACTCACCTAAAGGATATGGGTGGTGATTTGGAAGCTCTCCTGATAAGGATGCCGCAGGCTACAAGACACGAGAAGTTAGTCGCCCTCGTTAGCAAGTTTTGTATGTCTGTTATGTCGAAGGTTCGCACGGACAGTTTGTTAAAGACCAGTAAGGAGGTGGTCGAACGCCGTGTTAGAGTGAAGATAAAGGCAACTCTAAAAGAATCGACAGATGAGATCATGAGGAAAGAAATCCGATGTGATGAGATTAATGAATTTTGGGATGTCACTTACGAGACTGTTAACGGAAAGTATCCCACGCTTAAGGAATTGGATGACTTAGTCGCTGCATCCGACAAGAAGGCCAATACCATGGAGAAAATCTCAGAGCTCCGTGAGACCGTCAACCTTTATTGGGCACGTAAAGAAAGGAAAGAAAAGGAAGCTAATATCGTCCCACCTGGTTGGGTTAAGGTTAATGGTTATCTCATCAGTGAAGAAGTCTACAACCACTTGGAAGAGGGCAAGAAAGCAATGCGGAGGCTCAGATCAGACAAAATTGAAGTGGCTGAGATGTCCAAGGCCAAGCAAAGGGTCATGGAGAGACTCCACCTCCAAGAGTATGAGGATGAATGTCGCCGGAGCGTGGCTGTCGCATGGCGTGTGCAGTGGATGGATTTCAGGGATGATATGAGACGTGCTGAAGAAGCGGTCCTAACCCTCATGGAATCTAAGCGCTTGGTGGCGGAGAGAGAAGAAAAGGAGAGGTGGCGTAAGGCTTATGAGTTTGACCGAACCACGGCTCACTCGTCCAAGATGACCTCCAATACCAAGAAGTCAAGACACTATCAGCCTTGGAGGGATTTTAAGCAATCTGTTGTGGATCCACAGATGGCTGCCGCCTACAGAGCTGAGCAAGAAAGACAACATGCGTTGTTCCATCAGACAAACCAAGGATTGACGGTGCAGGCCGACACAAATGCGCACCTCAATGGATCACATGGATCAAAGATGGGGAAAGATTTTGTGTCTGGCACCACCCCAGATCATGAGGTCGACGCAGAAGCACGTGTGTTGTTTGTCTTTGAAGACGTGGATGACGATTGGTCCACCAGTGATGAAGAAGAAGCATTTGATCAATTCGTCTTAGCCGATTACCCCGAAGCTGTGGAGCCATTAGATTTTGAACACGCTAGGCAGGTTCTTACAGACATAGCTCAAGTTCGGCAGAATGTTGATTGGTTGTTCAACATTGTGTATGCAATCATTTGCGTCCTAATGCTTACTGTGTCGTACATGGTTGGTGCAGGAACAATGGGTTGCAACACTCTTAATGGAGCCAATGGCTCATGTAGAGGTAAAGACTTCGTGATGGATGAACCCACTTTTTCGCTTGATCAAGGTACGACCATAGAGAACATGAATGAAGGAGGTGATCATTTCTTCCTCGCGCCAGTACGTTTGGTTTTAGAGCGCCCTGGAGCGAAGCGCATACACCACTGGCTGTTTTGGCTCATCGTCCTTTATTACCCAATGGCTGCTATTTTAAACCCTGGTATGGTAATAGTACTTGCCAATTCGTGCTCCCTGCTGTGCTTGGCAGTGGTCGTTCGAGGAACAACCTATGGTTTCCACTACCAAGCGGGTTTTGGAGTTGCCCCCAATGATGAGTATCCTGTTGCTCGGATATTGACCAATAGCAGGATCCACAATCTTTATGTTCTGTTGATGTTCTTATTGTGCTTCAAGTCGCACAAGTCTGCTTTTGGTCTAGCAATGAGATTCACCTGCGGGTTATTTGCAAACTGGTGTCTGGCAAACACCATCACCACATTTCATACGGTAGGAATCATGAGCACATGTTTTGGGATTGGTGTGATAGCACACGATCCTCCGAGCCATATGATAAATACGATTCTCTGTGTGCTCATATTCTGCTTTGCTTTGAAGTTTGGATTCAGGAACGGTGTGCTGATCATGATGTTTTTCTGTTGCTACCCGACCGCCATGGCTCAGAATTCAAGTATGGTCGTGCAGCATCGACAATCTTCAGGCAGGGAACCAATTGTGGTGATACCTCTATTGTTGGTATTTTGCCTTCTGTACTGCTTATCCTCGCAATTCCGAAGATTCATAATGTGGTACTTGAATTTGTGCATTGTCATGTTCTGTTTAGGAGCCATTGTGGGCTTCATCCACACAAATTACCACGTTTTGTTTGAGCATCATTGGTCTACCATCCGCTTCGTATTCATGGGATCTACAACCCTGAATGGTGCGAATGGTTCAAGTAGGGGCAAAGATTTTGTGCGAGGTAGGGGACCAAAAGGACACAACACTCAAGTGAGCAAACACGGGGATAAGGGCAAGGCCCGAGTATTTGGTCCTCACCCTCCTACAGGTGGTTTGCCTTGTTATTTGGGGCCCAATCGACCCCCTCCACCCGAAGACCCTGCTTTGATCGAACCTGAGGAAGTGGAGGAAGAACCTGAAGAGACGGAGGAGGAAAAATTTCTTAACAAGTTAGCTAAACATTCATGTGTGCAAGCAAGACGGTTTTCTTATGTTCGGAAAGTCAATGGTGACCCTCTTCCTGCGTCGCTCATCGATAAGCGCGTGCAACGAGTTTTCCAGCGTGACCTGTTTGCAGGCGACCCATTAAACACAGAGTCGATTTTTGGACCACCCAGTTCTGTCTATAATGGGGTGACTGAAACACGTGTTCTTGACAAGTGGGTGTGGGATGAAGACCACCGCACTCCAGTTATTGCTCCTGGGCATGCAGCACTCCCAGCCCCTCAACCAGATGGCGGATACCATGCAAGAGTGGGTGCAGAGATTTACGACTTCAGGAACCATGATTGGTGTCGAGATCGCCTGAGACATTATTTGATGAAGAGCCATGCACGGGTGGATGCTCCGCGAATAGCCATATTAGTGTCGATCTCAATTATCATATCCATGTTCGTCAAATGGTTTTTCATGGGCTTGTTGGAAGATGCCGTGGCTTTGATTCTGGGTACGAGCATCATTGACTGGGTACGGCCCACTTTTGTGACAATTTTGGAGTGTTACATGGTATCTCAAGGACTATTCTGGTTCAACTGCGTGTCTTATCTGCTGACATTTGTTCAAGTCTTCATGTTTACGACACGTCACTTGGTGTTCGAGCATAAGTTGATTCAGGACTACCCAGCTCACTATGTTGTGGGATTCACGGAGATTTATCGAATACATCAACCAGCAAATACAAGTGATGTGCGTGCTTTTCACAAGGCATTTGTGGACCTCAAATCAAATCCTGATAAGTTTATGTTCAAGAATCTTGAGGTACCCATTGTTAACAAGGCGGGCTGGTTGAGCTTCTACGATGATTGTGATAAGAAACACTTGCATGATAATTATAAGTATACATTCACGCGTGATGGAAATGCAATTGATATGAACACAATAGCTGAGGCAATGCCAGATGTGACCAGTTTGGATGCACGCCTTCATAGGGCAACTTTCTTAAACAGATTTCCAAAGGTCTGCTGCATTAATTATAAGAAGGGCTTTGAGGCCAATGCAGTTGAGCATCTCCGTGCTTATAACAGTTATGTGCTTCATGGTATGTGTCGAGACTTTGAGTTATTGGTCCAATCATCAAACAGGGACCGAGGCGTAACCGGTCCCATTACGTCCTCGGATTTGTACCTGGGGACATTCGGACCAAGCCTTTAAAGCCTTTGAGTAGATTTGCAACTATAAAAATAAACCCATATACAAAGAAATATAATTTAAATATTCGTAGAGTTATGATGACTATAGAAGATATATGTGTTGTTGATAGTTTAACAAAAATACCTTTATTAATACCTTATGTGTGTGATATTAGCCACCCCTTCAACATGGTGTCAGCCGCTGCACGTTTCGCGTGTGATATAGCGACACCAGAGGGGAGGACAGCGCGGTGTTTCAAGAAGTTTTTCAAGCATTTCATTAAGAAACATTTTTTGCCGCGGTCCAAGGACGGTTTCAATTTTCAGGAGTATTTAGCAAAGTCTAATTGGTCAGGAGCACGCAAGAATCAGCTGGATCTATTATCGCAATTTCTGACGCATTGGCATGCAGAATGGTCGAAGAATAAGTCTTTTATAAAATTGGAACCCTTTGATGAGCCTAAGGGAGCTAGGGGTATCAATTCTTACAGTGATGAGATGAAAATCATGTTAGCAGAGTTGTTTAATCATATAGATAAGAGCACCTTCGCTTCTGAAACTCAATTTGACAGCTCGGGAAAACCTTGTTCTTTTTTTGTGAAAGGTTCAGATCCAGCTACGTGGCCCGAGAAGTTGAAAGATATGTTCGGGTGGGATCCTGTGATGATAAGCGATTTTTCTTCTTTTGAGGCTCACCACCATGACATATTCTCTGAAGCTGTCAAGTATTGGATGATACACATGATGAAGCCCTTTGGATTCACAAATCGGCATATACGCCTATTTAACAAACTCACCAGAGGTGAGAATTTTTGTGAATTTAAGGGTTGCACCACTAAGATTGCGGAACGATTGATGTCAGGGGCACTTTGGACATCTTCCGCGAATGGTGTGCTCAATCTACTAATCCTAAGTTTCTTGTTTACTTACAGAGATGGTTTGGTGGATTTTGATGCTTCTCATGTTGATTCAGAGCTTGAAAAATTCAAGATTTTTGTGGAGGGGGACGACGCTATAGCAACTAGTTTTAAGATGAATGAGCAAGTTCGCAGTGACTTGGGCTTGAAGATCGGTGGCGATACCAGTTTGAAAATCAGCTGTGCACCCAGCTTTGGCGAGGCTGCATTTTGCCAGATTTATACTGATGTCAGTGATATGACAATCACCTGCGACCCAATGCGAGTCTTGAGACGCTTTCCCCTTTTGGAACGTAAATACATGGATTACAGAACTCCCTATAAGAGGGCGTTGATGAGAGCTAAAGCCATGTGTTACAAATATCGTTTTCCTCATGCCCCTGTGGTTGGTGCGTACATGGATTTAATATTACGTTTGACAAAACACAATAATGCTGATCGTGTCTCTGCTGAGTTAGGACACATGAAGCATACAGTGTATGATTTTGTCCCTAAGAACGTATTTGAAGATTTTGCAAAACCAACCGAGAAAGCCCGCTTGTTTGTGGAAAAACAGTTTGGATTTAAGGTCGATGATCAGCTTGCGCTAGAGAGCATAATGGATAACATGACCGAGTGGGGTCCCATATGCTATGACCTGTCCATGTATACCACATCGAACGATTATCTAACATTCAAATTATTGAGTGATTCCCCAGATGATGCGTTTGTGCCCTTTGTCGGTGACAAGGGTGTATTTAACAAGATTTTGAATACGGGCTCAACTGACAAATCAACGCGTCTTCTTTACAAGAAACACGTCAGAGATGCAGAACGAGATTACAAAGGTTTTGACGAAGACCTCTCCACTATGGTTGGAGTTAATATTCGTTAGCAGTGTTGGGGGCTTTTTAGCCCCTGACCGCCGTTCTTGGGCGGCGTTAGAATACCTTCAGGCTCGCTTAGGCGACTCAAGACCTATCATGTTTAGGAACTGTAAGAGGCAGTTGAAGCATGGACCGGCGGTCATCCTAAGATGACTTAAGCACTTTGGGGAAAGTGCTGTCCGTAGCCCAATAGGGTTTGGAATTCTGTGAGAATCCAAATCTCAATGGGG